CGAAGGGTGGGATCCCGGGTTAGTTCCCATGCCACACGGTAAGCGATAAGTGCGCTCTTCATGTGGTCTCGAGGCAGAAGAAGTAACTGATGTGACTTAGCGTTACCTGATGTCCACCAACGTATTACTTCTCTGTGTATGTTACCAAGCAGTCGCTTCGGGTGTACGAGCTTGATAAACTCTTCTAAGTCAGACTCTGCCAACTTACGACGTTCAGACCTTTGGTCTAAGATCTTATGTGTGATGGCCATTATCCGACACCAAGCATCGCTATGTTATGTCGGGTTGCTCCGCCGCCTCCACCACCATTAGGTGTAAAGGCAATGGTCATGCAGACAGAAGAGTTGGCTGTATCGGGACCTGCACCCCAGTTAATAGCGCCGGTAGAACCTGTTGCACCGATGGGTTGTTTCGAGGCGACATGCATACTCGGTTCATTAACATAGGTACCGGTATCAATCAGAGTTATATCTCTGGTGTATCCAGACGGCGTGGTCTTTGCACCACCACCAACGACGGTAATAGCTGCAATGACTGTGTCAGTAGAGTTGGTAGGGGAGACAGCAGGGCAGGTTACGAAAGAGAAACTGCCATTAGGTGTGCTCGCTGGGCCAGCATCTGCAGGGCTTGCATGCGGACCATAGTTGATCATAGCCCATCCCCAAGGATCAGGGGTAGTCCATGAGAACGTATAAGCGCCGGTTTCAGAGCCTCCTGCGATCTTCCAGAAAAGACCACCACGAAGGTTATTGCCTACAGAACCAGCGTTCTGGTTGACAGCGGCTGTGAAGCCACTAGAACCTACGCTGAAGGAACCTGGGTCACCTGAGGCTCCTGAAGCATCGCCAACAGCCGCTACGATGACAAGAAGATCGCCTGCGGCAATAGAGTTTGCTCCCTTAGAAGTAGTAAAGCTGGTATCGACCAGAGGCGACTGGAATGGTATTTGCCCAGTAGTTGTCCATAGTGCTGCCATTATTGAGGTCCTGTTACGCCTTGGGAGACTGTAGCAGCCGTATCAAGACTGACATTCCCAGAAGTAGTCATTCCGGTAATTGCTCCTCCGCCTTCATAGAAAATCATGAGGCCGAGGGTTTCCATAGAACTGCTATTAAGATAGTTATTACGTACGAAGCAGTTATTCGTAGAGCTACCGCCATTACCTGTAGTGAAGTAAATGCCCATATTATAGGCAGGATGGTTCGAAACTCCGTCAGACGATCTGTGAGTGTTAGGTCCTAGGCCAATAATGGTATTGTTGTCACAGACGATATTAGTTGAAGTAACTGCGGCCGGGGTTTGAAAGAAGATCATACCTGTGTTCATTTCTTTCGGATAGCCGCCCGTAGCAGGAGGGTTATAGAAAGTGTTGAACCTCAACGTGTAGTTACTGTACCCGGGCTGACCCGATATCATCTCAAGATGGTCAACATCTGCGCCGTATCCACAATCTGTGATGAGGTTGTATTGCATCGTACTGTTTGACGCATGAGCGATGACTTCAGTAGAAACGTTGTAGATATAATTATATTCAACCGTGCCAGAGGCCCCTAGGAGGGACATGACGTACTTGACACCACCTGTAGAACTGGATCCAGTGTTTTGAACACCACCGTTATTGAACTCGCAATAGCGAACATCCAAAGAGTTACAGGGAGGATCTGTCTGGAGAGGGACGGTACCTGAAGAGATGCTAGAGAAATAGCAATTCTGTATGACCGTCTTATTGCTGCCATACGTACAATAGACGTACTGCTCTGCGAGATCCCATCCAATTAGATTGATTTGGGCTGTCGTGGACTGAGAGCCGTTAGTGACGTTAGCACTGCCGTTGATGGAGATTGTTCCACCGCCGTTGGTAACGCCCGGAGGCATTAACGTCGTAGAGGGCATTTTGAGAGCGACTACACCAGAAGGTGAGCCGCCGAAGGTAACTGCTGCACCACCACTAGTCAGAGAGAGCTTGTAAGTACTCCCTGATGCATTGACGATAAAGTAAGATGTACCTTGAGAAATACCAGAACCATTGACAGTCGGGAGGCTTCCCCCGTTGACAGTCCTTAGAGACTTCTTCTGTCCGTTGACTGGAGAACTTCCAGCTTCAGTAATGATGCCTGTTCCAGTATCGACAGTGCAGTTAGAGACCAAGCCTACGGCATAGTCTACGCCAGCGACACGCCATTGAGGCTGTTGATAGTTTCCAGTAGCACTCTTAAAGGCTGAAGTACTGGGCCAGAAGTATCTGCCGTCAGCAGGGCCTGACGGATGAAACGTATTTAAAATATTAGGAAGTTGCGGAGACGCGCCTGTTGCTCCGGAACGACCGTCCAATGAAGCAAACGGATCCGAGCCTCCACTAGCGGACGAAAGTATAATTCCCATTATGCTGCTTTAAAGCCGACTGCAGAAACCTTAGTGCTTGAACCTGTAGTAACGTTTGCACAGAAGAGAGCTGTATTGGTCGTAGGCTGTCTTAGAGGAACGGGGAGATTGATGACCGCACCACCGTATACAGCGGCTGCGGGGATAGTCATAAGCGTAGTACCACCGCTGCCATCTTGGATGATGACGTCAGTGCCTACGGTTGCATGACTATTAGACACAACAATCGTAGTAATGTAATTGCGGAGAGAAGCGCCTGGGGCTGCCACGAGGGAAGTACTTGTCGTTCCCGTCATAGCTGTGGTAATAGCACCGGATACTATGTTGGCAGAATCAGCATACTTGATGGCTATGGGAGACATAGACGCAGCGCCTTGGATACCGACAAGAGCCGTAGCATCGGTGCCTGGAGCTGTATTCGCAGCAATTTGAGCACTGTCAATAGCGACACGTTGGGTACGCGAACCACCAGTACCAATCCCTAGATCCCAAGCAGTAGAGCCTATAGCAGTAGCGATAGCTCGGAGCTTTGCAGAGATAGAACCTGAGACAGACGCGGCATCGGCGTTAGCACCAAATGGATCTGTAGGTACGGTTACGATATCGACGTCACCGATATTGTTGTTTCCAGCAGGAGTAGCTGCATTGTTCTGGACAGCAAATGTACCTGCGTTGGTGACTGCGTGAGAGTTGACCGTCAGAGCTGCGTTAGTGACGTTGACTGCAAGTCCTGTAGTTCCGTCGACAGGAGCTACACCAGCGTTGGTGTTGGGGTCTCCGAGGACGACGACTTGACGATGATTTCCGTTAGTTGCTTCGGTACGGGTATCAACGTTAGTACCCGCACCAGCAGTAATTGCGATGGCTGTATCGGCCATTATATATCCTTATGCTGCGTATGTGAGGGCTAGGAGTAAGCCCATCGGAGAGCCCAAGGTTCCGACGGACGGGTGTAGTGTACCCGAGACCACCGTTACCGGCTGACCAGTGTTTTTAGGAGGTGGGCTGTTTACGTCGTCGACGTATAACGAACCATCCGGGGCGAAAAGAGATGAAAGGGTAGTCGTAGTGAGAGTGACCCACAAAGCTCCACAAGGATGGTGTAATCCTACGTAGGTGCCTCCGGGACTCTTAATTACATTTACAGAACCGTCAGGAGCGTATAGACCTGTGTATACAGACCCATCAACTACTGTAACGTTCATACTTCCATTATTTGCGTAGAATGACATCACTCATCAATCTTGACTCCGCCTTTTCTTTCCAACTCTTTGATCCTGATGTTCTTAGATGCTAGTCTAATCTTGATGTCCCACAGTTCTTTGTTGAGGTCATCGAAACGAGAATCATCATGTTTCTCGTGATATTCAAGTTTGTCTAGGATGTTTACCTCGACTCTAGACATTTGTTGGTAGACAAAAGACCTTATTTCGGAGAATTGACCAGATAACCACCATGCGAGTGCCCAGACAGTTCCGCCGACGAAAACGCCGACGGAGAGTCCGACCAGAATTACATCAGGTATCTTGTCCATAACATAGAGTTACTCGGGCATCAGGGAGAATGCGATGCTGACCGCAGACAGCGGCACAACATACGGCATTGCTACGAATAGACACACGCAAGCAGCGACGCCAGTGATGACAGAGACTGCTAGTTTAAGGAAATGCCAGACTTGGTTCATTTCTTTACTTTCTCAGCAGGAGCGACGGGAGCATCCTTGGGAGACGCAGACAACTCTTTCTTCAGTCGTTCGTCAGCTTCTTTGCGAGCCTGTTCAGTTCGTTTCGCAGTTTCCTCTTGCTGTATCTTAGCACGCGCTTGAGTTTCTGCTTGGACTTTGTAGTCAGGGTCATACGCAGGAGCAACGCCAACGCGAACAGCCGTAATGTCATCCTCACTGATAGTAGACACACCATCAAACTTGCTAGGATAAGTCTTGATAAGGGTTTTCTTCTCATCTTCAGTAAAACGAATGCCGGCGGTTGGGACGTTCTCTTGGGTACCATCCTTGTAGCGGACGGTTAGTTGTTCGGGAGTCGTAGACATAGCGGTAGGGCCAATGATCCAAACTTCACGATTGTTATAAATAGCCATAGGATTCCTTATTCGGGTTTTAGTACTTTGGGTTTAGTTACTTCGGTGACATGCTTCTCTGACAATAGCTTCATAGCCTGTTGTCCTAGCATGACCTGTAAGACAAGGAGTCCTCTTTGGTCTAATTGGTCTATTAGTCCTTCTAGAGTCGCTGCTTGTCTAGCAACATTCTTTTTTGAATCAAGGTCTTGAATTTGCATGAATTCTCCTTGACATAAGTATACAGGAGTAGTATAGACTTTGTAAAGGAGTTTTATATGTATGAGTTTGTTGAAGGACAAAGATATTACTGGGATACCGAAGGATTCTACAATAACTACAAAACAACTAGACGCCCTAGAGTGGGCATTGACCTTCATGAGGAACTATGAACGAAAGAATAAACGGAATATACGAGAAGTACACAGGGAAGGATCTTCAGGAGTTCGATTATGAACGTAGAGCTCAGATTCAGGAAGATGAGTTTGTAAGACAGTATGGAGGTTATAACTTCTTCGAGGGTGGTGATGCAGAGGCACAATATGTGTTTAGACGTTTGCTAGCCGATAGATGGATTACGCTATGACTGATTTCTTCATAAACCCTACTCCACTGCCTGTTCCCCGGCCTT